CCCGGCTAGACGCGGCGATGATGCGCAGGCCCGGGGTTCCGGTAAAGGTGGCAAAGAAGTCCGGCAAGCGAAACCTATACGGTGCGCAACGGGTTGAAATCATGGGCCTGATGTTTGACTCAAAGGCCGAGGGCAAGCGCTTTCTCGAACTGACAGCTTTGCAACAGGCCGGCGAAATCTTCAACCTAGAAACCCAGGTCGAGTACGAACTAATCCCTGCGCAGAAAGTAGGAAACCACAAAGAGCGCCCGGTAAAGTACGTGGCAGACTTCCGTTACATCACCAAGGACGGAAACCGGGTAGTCGAAGACGTGAAGAGCGCTCCGACAAAGACCCGGGAATTCATTATCAAACGCAAAATGCTACTTTTCTTTCACGGAATAATTGTGCGTGAGGTACTAATGCAATGAGCAAAGCAATTGATTTGACTGGTATGCGCTTTGGGCGGTGGTTGGTTATAGGCAGAAGCGCGTCATTCAATAGTACAAATGCGCGATGGAATTGTCGTTGTGACTGTGGATCAGAGCGCAGTGTTCTTTCAATTGTTTTGCGCAAAGGCGAGTCAAAGTCTTGTGGATGTTTGCGCAAGGAGTTGTCAGCAATAGCCGAAACGAAGCATGGGCACGCTGCATCGAACAAAAGGTCTAGAACGTACAACTCTTGGGCTGGAATGATTCAGCGTTGCTACAACAGCCTGAACCCGGCATATATGAATTACGGCGGGCGCGGTGTTACGGTTTGTGAGCGCTGGCGTTCGTTTGAGAACTTTCTTGCAGATATGGGAGAAAGCCCGGAAAGAATGTCGATTGACCGAATCGACAATAACGGGAGCTATGAACTAGGAAATTGCAGATGGGCAACAGCTAAAGAGCAGGCAAACAATAAAAGACGCAGCGGTCCAATTCCAGGCGCAAAGAGGATCCACGGAATCACGGTCAAAGAGGTAATGATGGCATGAGCGTTGTCATCACTGGCCTGACTGAAGCGCAAGAGCGCTTCTGCCTAGAATACGCAAAGAGCGGCAATGCCTCTGCTGCGTATCGCATCGCCTATCCGAAGTGCAAAGCAAAGCCCGAAAACGTGAATGTCCTCGCTTCAAGGTTGGTGGCGCAAGTCAAGGTTAAGTCAAGGATCACTGAACTTCGTGCAGCAGTAGTTAAGCAAACCGATATGAATCTCGAACGGTGGGCGCAAGAAGTCACCCGGCTTGCTACTTCCGATGCGCGCAACATCATGCACGAAGACGGTCGAATCAAGATGCCGCATGAGCTTGACGACGATACCGCGGCGGCTGTTGCTTCGTTCGAGTTCGATGTCGACGGCTCGATCAAGTACAAGTTTTGGCCGAAGACCCAGGCGCTCGACATGATGGCAAGGCACAAGGGCGCCTACAAAGAGGACAACGAACAGAAGGGCGGGCCGCTCGATGGTCTTTCCCGGGATGTGCTGAAAGCAATGGTTGAGCGACTGAAGGCGTTGAACAATGGCGGGCGCTGACTCGATTGATTCCCTGTTGGAGCAGTACGCGAACACGCCAGAGGCGCGCAATCACCTTTTGACGCTGGCGGTTGAGCGCCTGGCGTTCAATCGGATCGAGGATTACTGCCCATATCCGAAGCAGCAACTATTCCATGAGCTCGGCAAGACCAAGCGCGAGCGGTTGCTGCGCGCCGGGAACCAGAACGGCAAGTCTTTCTGTGTTGGCGCCGAGGCTTCATACCATTTGACCGGGCGCTATCCCGAGCCTGGGGCGCCTGGATTCCCCGATGGATGGAAAGGCCGGGTATTCACCAGGCCGACCGTTGTTTGGGCATCTGGTGAGACGGCCGAGGCAACGCGAGACAATCCGCAACGGGTGTTGCTCGGGCTGCCTGGTGAAACCGGGACTGGCGCATTGCCGGCCGACTGTATCGGCGGCGAGTACGGCATGGCATCTGGCACGGCTGACCTGTACGACTACATCAAGGTAAAGCACCACACGAACGGCGTGTTTGATGGCTGGTCGATGCTGCGCCTCAAGTATTACGCCCAGGGCCGGCGTAAGTGGCAAGGCCCGCCCGTCGATTTCGTCTGGTTCGATGAAGAGCCGCCTGAAGAAATATACGATGAAGGCCTGGCGCGGACGATCGCCACTGGCGGAATGGCCGCTATGTCCTTCACGCCATTGCAAGGCATGTCCTCTGTGGTGCTGCGCTTCCTTGGCAAAGACAAGACAGACGACCGGGCCGATGTGAACATGACCATCGAGGATGCGCTGCATATCTCGCCTGAAGAGCGTGCCAAGATCATTGCCAGCTTCCCGGCACACGAACGAGAGGCCCGGGCGAAGGGCATCCCGACCCTGGGTTCTGGCCGGATCTTCCCGATCGAAGAGGATGCAATCAAGGTTGCCGCCTTCCCGATACCTGACCATTGGGCGCAGATCAACGGGCTCGACTTCGGTTGGGATCACCCGGCCGCGGCTGCGCGCCTGGCCTGGGATCGTGATTCGGACTGTATCTATCTGATTGCAGCGCACCGTGCGCGAGAGCAAACGCCGATTCTCTTCGCTCCAGCGGTCAAGGCATGGGGTGATTGGATCCCGGTAGCCTGGCCGCACGATGGATTGCAGCACGACAAGGGAAGCGGTGAAGAGCTTGCCGGGCAGTACGAAAATGCCGGCCTGAACATGCTTGAAGAGAAAGCGACCTGGGAAGATGGCTCGAACGGTGTCGAGGCCGGCGTGCTCGAAATGCTAGACCGGATGCAGACCGGCCGGTTCAAGGTGTTCTCGCACCTGGAAGAGTTCTTCGAGGAATTCCGCCTCTACCACCGCAAGGACGGGAAGATCGTCAAGCTGATGGACGACATCATTTCCGCGACGCGCTACGCAATCATGATGAAGCGCTTTGCCAAGACGAAGCCGCGGGCAAGCAGCGGGCGCCGCTCGGCAAATTGGAGAACTGCTTGATCTAAATGCTGGCTGGCGTTGCAGAATCGCAGACAATCATTTAGTCAGGGGTTGTCATGGGGATTCTGATCGGCGGCAATCGCGCCTGGAAGGTGCGCAAGCATGGCGACATCGGCGTGTCTTTCCAATGGGTCAATGGCGACCCGGCCATGATCCTGTTCCCGGCTGCAAAGTCTCTGCCTGGTGCTGGCGCCTACGTGATTCCGATCGACTCGGCGCACAAGTACGCTGATTCCGTCACTGGCGCCCCTACTCATTGGTTGATCCAGCAGTCTTTGGTAGCTGCCGCGCAACTCGGGTTCGCCGGCACTGATACCTTCGCCGCGCGCAAGATCGCGGACGTGATCGTTGATTCCATGCCCGACCTGATCGGGATGCCGCCCGAGCCGCAATCATTCAACGAGGCCCAGGCCGCGGCCATTGGTGAAATGGCAATCAAGATGGACGGCCGCACCATCCACGAAGCGGACATCACGGCGCCAACCATGAGCGAGTTGATGCAATGATCGAAAACGGATTCACGAATGTTCGCGCCACGTCATCGTTTGATGACGAGTCACGCTTTGGCGGCGTGTCTGGTATCGAGGAAGAAGATGCTCGGCCGGTAAATGCGCTAGACACGCCAAAGATGCTGACCTTGTTCAGCAAGTTGCAGGAATGGTACGACCAGGAATTCGATCGCCAGCTTGCCAACCGTTTTCAGATGGCGCTCGACTGCGACTACTACGACGGGCTTCAATGGTCGGATGAAGACGCCGAAGTGTTGATGAACCGCGGGCAGGCGCCGCTGGTCTTCAACGAGGTCAAGCCGACGATCGACTGGATCATCGGCACTGAGCGCCGGACGCGCATTGACTTCAAGGTTCTCGGCCGCGAGAAGGCCGACAACGATTCAGCCCAGGCGAAGACTCAACTGCTCAAGTACCTGGCAGATACGAACAAGTCTGTATTCAACCGATCGCACGCTTTTTCTGATGCGGTCAAGGCCGGTGTCGGCTGGATCGAGTTGGGCCTGCGTGGCGACCCGACCGAGGAACTGCTGTACCAGCGTTCCGAGAAGTGGCGCAACATCCTCTATGACTCGAACGACAAGTCGCTTGATCTGTCAGAGTCACGCTATCTGTTCCGCTGGAAGTACCTGGATGAAGACATCGCACTGGCCTATTTCAAGGGCCGCGAGGAAATCATCAAGCGCTCGGTGAGCGATGGCCTGTCGCTGACGAACGAGGACGACGAAGAGCTTTGGTATCTCGGCGCCCGGGTGACTGAGCCCGGCAAGGACTATTCCGGGTCGAGTTCCGGGCGATTCCAGCCGATTGACCGCGCCGCCCTGGCCTGGTCGCGCCGGCCGCGGGTCAAGCTGATCGAATGCTGGTATCGCAACCCGGTCATGCGCCCGAAGTTCGGCGACGGACCTTGCTGTGGCGAATACTTCGACCAGGCTAATGTCGACCACGTTGCTGCTGCTGAACAAGGCGCCAGCCTGTTCGACAAGCTGGAAATGGAAATCCGTGTGGCGATCTTCACGTCGGCCGGCCTGGTGTTCGAGGGCAAATCACCGTACAGGCATGGCCGTATCCCGTTCGTGCCGATCTGGTGCTATCGCCGCGAGCGTGATAATGCGCCGTATGGCGTGATTCGCCAGGTGCGCGACCCGCAGGATGATCTGAACAAACGCCAGTCGAAAGCGTTGTGGATCCTCTCGACCAATCAGGTCGAAATGGAAGAGGGCGCGCACGACGACATTGAGGAATTGCGTGCCGAGGCTTCCCGGCCGGATGCCGTGATTGTCCGCAACAAGGGCCGCGAACTCAAGATCAACCGCGACACGAACCTGGCCGAAGAGCATTTGATGCTCATGGACCGCGATGCGCAGCACATTCGCAACGTGGCCGGCGTTACTCCGGAGAACATGGGCCGCGAGACAAACGCCAATTCTGGCAAGGCGATTATTGCCCGCCAGGAACAGGGTGGCGTAGTGACGGCCGAGGTCTTCGACAATCTGCGCTATGCGGTGCAGCTTGAAGGTGAAATCACCCTGGCGATGATCGAGCAATACTATTCGATGCCCAAGGTTGTCCGTGTTCTCGGTGAGCGCGGGGCAGCCAAGTACCACGAAATCAACAAGGTTGATCCTGGTACTGGCGAAGTGCTGAACGACATTACCGCCAGCCATGCCGATTACGTGGTGTCGGAAGAAGATTTCAAGTCGAGCCTGCGCGCTGCGATGTTCGAGTCGCTGTTCGACATCGTTGGGCGCCTGGCGCAAATGAACCCCGAGGTCGCGCTTAACCTGCTTGACCTGGTGGTTGAAATGGCCGACTTGCCCGGCCGCGATGAACTTGTCGCGCGGATCCGCAAGATCAACGGCCAGCGTGACCCGGATTCTGACGCGACGCCGGAAGAGTTGCAGGCAGAACAAGAGCGCGCCGCCCAGGAAAGCGAGCGCAAGCAGATCGAGAACGATACGCTGCGCGCCGAGCTTGACAAGCTGCGGGCGGAAATCAAGAAGCTCAATGCGTCCGCGGTCAAGGAGGGAACGGAAACTGCCTATGCCGCGATGCAGGGCGCCCAGGTGGTTGCCTCAATGCCCGCTGTTGCGCCGATCGCTGACGAAATAATGAAGGGCGCCGGCTATCAAGACCCGAACCCGGCCGGCGTTGATCCCAATTTCCCGGTGCCGCCCGCTGCAATGGCGCCACAAGTCGACTTCCCGACCAATACCAGTCCGATGCTTCCAGCGACGGCTGGCGTTGGCGAAATGGCCGGGATCGAAACGCAACGCCCCGATGGGGTAATCAACCAAGGAGTGCCGAACAATGGCTAAAGCTATCAACGTACCGAGCGACGATTGGCGTGTCGAGAGTGATCTGAACACAATGATCGAGGCAGAAAAGATCGAGAAGGATCCGAAGCGATTGGCAAAGGTTCGGGCGCTAGCCAAGCAGCGAATGATGGATGCTGCCGCAATCGCCTCCGAAGGAAAAGACGAGTCGTAACCAAACCACCACAAGGAGCAAAATGTCATGGGTATCAAAGATGAAGAACTGGAAGGTCTGTCCGATGAAGAGCGCGCCGCGCTTGAGGACGACGACGGTGATTCTGAAATCCTCGGAAAGATTGCTGGCGATACCGGCGATGACGAGGACAACGATGGCGAAGATTCTGCCGACGACGTACAAGACATCGGCGCTGGAAGTGGCGATGCGCCTGCCGCTGCCGCATCTTCCGAGAGCGGTAACGCTGCGGACGACGATTCATCGGATGATGGCAATGGCGGAAGCGCGAATGATGCTGGATCTTCTGACCGGCCAGCAGAGTTCAGCCCTGAATTCCGCGCCGCCGTTCCGGAAGGGCTCGATGACCGCCTGACTGCGCTCGACGCGGAGAAGGTCGGTCTTGTTACCAAGTTCCAGGACGGTGAAATCGACATGGCCGGCTTCATGTCGGAAACCTCGCGTCTCGACAACGAGCGTATGCAATTGGTGGTTGCCAGGGAAAACGCCAAGTTTGCCGAAAACCAGAACAAGAGCCAGCGCGAACAGCGTTGGGATTGGGAGCAGGAACGCTTCTTCGGTGTCGAGAAGAACGCTACCACCTACAAGGATCCGGTCATGGTTGCCGCGCTCGATTCCCAGGTGAAGATTCTGGCGAATGATGCTGCGAACAATCGCCGGCCGGCTTCGTGGTTCCTCGAAGAAGCCGATCGCCTGGTGCGGTCCCGCTTCAATGTGGCCGGCGAACAGAAGCCGAAGACGCCCGGCAATCGCCAGCCGGACCTGTCCGTTGTGCCGAAGACGCTATCGAATCTGCCGGCCGCTGACCTGTCCGAGACGGATAGCGGCGAGTTCGCCTATCTCGAAAAGCTCGATGGCATTGCCCTTGAAGCCGCGCTGCGCAAGCTGACGCCGGAACAAGAGCAGCGCTACCTGGGGGCAGCATGAGTACCGACAACCAGATCGAGCAGGAAATCCAGGCCAAGGGCAAGACCGCGCCGCGCATCACGCCGGCCGACATCGAGGCGAACATCGCTGAAGAGTTCTACTTTACAGCGAAGGATGGGGCGATTGCCGCTGAATATCACATAAGCCCTGTCATCAATGATGAAGTGTTGCCAACTCTTGCGCTGCTTACTTTCTGTGTCATCGTCCTGCGCAATGGCTTCACCGTCACTGGCGAGTCGGCCTGCGCCAGCCCGGAGAATTTCGACGCCGAGATTGGCCGGAAGGTAGCGCGCCAGAACGCGGTGCAAAAGATCTGGCCGCTGATGGGATACGAGTTGAAAACCTGGCTATCGAACGGTGGGTTGTAGTTGCTGATATGAGCCTGAAATTCGACCTCCGCATTGGTGAGTCGCTGCACCTTGATGGTGGCTCGATCGTGGTCACGCTACTGGAGAAATCCGGGCAGCGTGCCCGCCTCAGTGTGGAGGCCGACAAATCGGTTTCGGTATTTGTGCAGCAGGAAAAACACGCAATGCCAGAGAAAGAAGGCATTTCGCGCGACATGAAGGAAAAAATGCTGGCTGGCGCTGTATAACGACAATCGCAAGTGAAGGGTGCGCAAGAGTGCGCCTTGGGAAGAAGTTAACCAAATCCAAGGAGCAGTCTTATGTCTCGAACCATTGTGGGCGTTGGCGACCCGAAAGCCGTCAAGAAATATTCCGCGTTCCTCGCGGTTGATACCTCGCGCAAATCCTACTTCAACAAGAAGTTCATGGGTGTTGGCGAGGATGCACAAACCCCCCTCCAAACCCTGCCGCATCTGGAAAACGATGCCGGCGACCAGATCAGCTATGACCTGGTGATGCAGTTGAAGATGAAGCCGGTTCAGGGCGACACCAACCTGCGCGGCAAGGAAGAGGATCTGAAGTTCTACACGGACAACCTCTACATCGACCAACTGCGCGGCGGCGTGAATACGGGTGGCAAGATGACCCGCAAGCGCACGATCCACGATCTGCGCAAGGTCGCCCGCGTTCGCCAGTCAGATTGGTGGTCGCGCCTGTTCGATGAAACCCTCTTCATGTACCTGTCTGGTGCCCGCGGCATCAACCCGGACTACATCGAAGACACCAGCTTTACCGGATACGCTGGCAATGCCTTCTCGGCGCCCGACACCAACCACGTTCTCTACGGTGGCGATGCAACGCTCAAGAGCAACCTGGACGCGAACGACAAGTTCACGCTCAAACTGATCGACCGTGCCGTTGCCCGCGCCGAAGTGATGGGCGGTGGCACGACCGGCGTTCCGGCCATTCAGCCGGTGATGATCGACGGCGAAGAGCATTTCGTCCTGGTCATGCACCCCTGGTGTGAATACGACCTCCGCACCGATGCAACGACGGGTGGTTGGCTCGACATCCAGAAGGCGCTGGCAACCGCTGACGGCAAGGCATCGCCGATCTGCAAGGGCGGCTTGGGGATGCACAACAACGTGATCCTGCACAAGCACAAGGGCTGTATCCGCTTCAGCGACTACGGCGGCGGCACCATCGCCGCGGCCCGCAACTTGTTCATGGGTCGCCAAGCTGGCGTGGTCGCCTTCGGTTCGCCGGGTACTGGTCTGCGCTTCGACTGGAACGAGGAGCTGGAAGACCGCGGCAATCAAGTGGTCATCACCACCGGCTCTATCTTCGGGGTCAAGAAGTCACGCTTCACCATCGACGGCACCGGGACCGACTTCGGCCTGATCGCTCTCGACGCTGCTGCGGCCGACCCGTCCTAATTGACGCCAGATAGGAGATAAATCATGGCACTTCTGAAATCTGCGCACGCTAAAGGCGTGATCCCGACCCCGGTTGCTTCCGGCTGCGAAGTCGTTGTTTGCCGGGCCTCTTACGCAATCGCCGCCGACATGGCCCTGAACGACATCATCGAACTGATGGTGTTGCCGGCCGGTCATGTCCCGGTCGACCTGATCCTCGATACCGATGACCTGGGCACTACGGGCGCCGTTGGTGTTGGCTTGCTGAATACCGGCAAGACCGACATTGATACCACCGCCTCCGGTGGCGCTGCCTGGCTGACCGGCGCCGACGTGAATACTGCCGCTACCGGCCTTCGTGCCGATGCCGGCGGTTTGCGCGCCATGTCCCGCTGCGCTGTTGATAACAACGAAAATCGCTCGGTCGGTATCAAGATCAGCACGGACACCACGGCGACCAGCGGCACGATCGGTGTCACCCTGATGTACCGCTCCGCCTAAACGACGAGCACCGCAACCAAAGCGCCGTCCGAGCCCCTGGTTTGGGCGGCGTTTTTTCAAGGAGTCTCAAGTGAAAATCAGAATCCTGATCCGCCGCAAAGCTGGATCATCTTTTGTGATTGATGGTGAAACCTATCTATGGAATGACGCGAACGATCACGTATGCGAAGTGAAGAACGCCGAGCACGCCAAGCGCCTGCTTTCGTTCGATCACTTTGTCCAGGCTGACTCCGAGACCAAGGATCCTGTCGAGAAAGATTCACCGGAAGGCGAATCTTCGGCAACTGAAGCCAAGCCCGAGAAGGCGCCGCGCAAGCCGCGCCAGGCCAAAATCAAGGAGTAACCCATGAATCTGCGCGCCTTGATCGACCGTTGCCGGATGCTGACGCAGGATGCGGAGCGCCCGTACCTGTGGAGCGATGACGAGTTCAGCGATGCACTCAACGAAGCTGGTGACGAGGCCTGCATTCGTGCGCGGCTGATCGAGCGCGATGACATCGAGCTTGATGTTTCGGCCAATGAGCCGAAGGTTGAAATCCCGGATTACGCCTGGTCGATTTCGCGCGTGGCGATCAATGGCCGAAAACTTGAGCTTGTCGATCGCCAGATGCTTGACGAGCGCGAGGGCGTTGATTGGGAAGCGCGAACCGCAGAAGAGCCCTGGGCCTGCTATGAAGTCAATGGCAGCCTGCGCCTCTATCCGATTCCTACTGTGGCCGGAGTGCTCAATGTTCATTCGTTCTGCACGCCGGATAGCAAAATGTCCGAGGACGATGACGAGCCGGCCGGGATTCGTCCGCGGCTGCACGACAAGCTGATTGATTGGGCGCTTCATGTTGCCTATCTGAAAGCCGATTCAGACACATTCAATGCAGACCTGGCTGACAAGTATGAAGCTGACTTCGAGAAGACGTTTGGACCGCGGCCGGACGAGAAGGCCATGCGCCGCCTGCGAATCAATGTGACGCGCCGGACAACGGGGGCGTATTTCTGATGAACCTCTCTATCCGCGACAACATGATCTACGCCGACAACCTGAAACTCTGCTTATGCGAGGCTGGAAATGGACGCCCAAATCTACCAACTGGACGATATGAGGTCACGGCACAGTTCAGCCATGTCCACGGGCGAATCCTGCCCGACGCAATCGGCCTCGGATGGATTGGCGCTAGCCCTGAGTGCGACATCGTTTTGGGTGGAGTACGCGGTCGCAATGGTGTCATTCCATCACCGTCTGCTCTTGGGCGCCTGCTCGCGCTGATCGAGGCGAAAGAGGACATGGGCACAACTATCA